CATTACTTCTGCAAAAATGGCCAAAACAGGATTTTTGGAATCAAATTTTGCAAAAATTTGAGTTATTTTTACAAATCAGGGGATGATTTAACAAATGACGCGATTTGATGAACTGATGGCAGCGGTTAAGAATGACACGAATCTGATCCCGCTGATCAACGAAATGGTCTATCTGGAAGGCCATCTGGATGAACTTCGGGCGTTGCCGAAGATCAAGGTGGATCCGGACAATCCACAGAACCAGAAAGCCACACCAGCGGCGAAACAATACAAGGAATATCTTCAGCAGTACATCAACATTGTGAAAGTGGTCCTTCGGGCATCTGGAACGGATCAGACAGAGGAAGAATCCCCGCTTCGGAAGTGGATGAATGCCCATGTTGATCATTGAACGAACAATCTGGACACCGGACAACAGCTTCCTTCTGGAATACCGGGCGAAAGCGGAAGCCGGTGACATCATAATCGGTCAGGATCTGTGGATCATGCTGGACAATCTGTCAGAAGATCTGCTGGATGACCGGTACATTTACAACCGGGAAGCGGCATTACTACGGATGGATTTCATGGAACACTGTGTCAGATTGACCAAAAGTCCGTTCTATAACAAGCCGATGGTCCTGATGTTGTGGCAGAAGGCCCTGATTGAAGCCTTCTATTCCTTCAAAATGGCGAAGGAATCGAAAGAACGGGACATGTGGATTGACCGGTTCAAGAAGCTGCTTCTGCTGATTGCCCGGAAGAACACGAAATCAGAAACCAGTTCGGCGATGGCCGATGCGGAATTGATTGTGGGCAATCCCGGATCTGACATTGTGGCCAGTTCAAACGATGATGCACAGGCATCAATCGTATATGACGCAATCGACACGATGCGAATGCTGATTGATCCACGGAATCAGGACACGAAGCGGAACCAGCGTTTCATCCTGAATAAAATCACGAACACAAAGGTCTATAAGCTTTCATCGAAGACGGAGAACAAGGAAGGAAGAAACATAGACTTCGCCATTGTGGACGAAATGCACGAAATGAAGGACAACACAATCGCGAAGTCCATTGAACAGTCCCAGTCCCTGAAAGATAACCCGAAATTCATCGGCATCACCACAGAAGGTTTTGTGGTCGATGGATACCTGGACGAAGAACTGAAGAAGGCACGGTCCGTCATCATGCGTGAAGATCCGGACGATCCCGCTGCCGAACGATTTCTTCCCTGGCTTTACACACAGGACAGTGAACTGGAAGTGTGGACGGGCAATCGTGAAAACCGGCTGTGGATGAAGAGCAATCCAACACTGGGAACCGTCAAGAAATGGGAATACATGGAAGAACAAGTGGCCGCTGCCAGGAAGAGCAAGGCCGACAGAATCTTCGTTCTTTCAAAGGACTTTAACATCAAACAGAATTCGGCTGTGGCATGGCTGAATCTGGAAGATTATGAATACGAATGTCATGTGGATCCGGAAGACTTCCGGGGATGTGTGGCACTGGGCGCGGTGGATCTGGCAGAAACCACTGATCTTGTATCAGCGAAGGTGCTGATCATGAAGAAGGACGATCCGCGAAAATACATAATCAGCCACTACTTCATCCCGGAATCGAAGCTGGAAGACGCACCGGATGAAACTGCCGGGGCGCACTATTCCGAATGGGCGGAAGCGGGACTGATGACCATCACCGAAGGATCTGATGTGGATCTGTCGCGGGTGGCTGACTGGTTTTACCAGCTGCATCTGGATTATGACATCCGCGTGTGGCGTGTGGGATATGATCAGAGATTTTCGAAAGACTGGATCACGCGCATGGACTACTACGGATGGCAGAAGACCGGAACAGATGATTCCGATCTGGTGATGATCAATCAGAACGCACAGACGCTGACGAACGCAATCAAACTGGCAGAAGCTGATTTCCAGCACAAGCTGATCTGGTACAACAATCATGCTGTGGATAAGTGGTGCTTCGGGAATGCCGGTCTGACTGTGGATAAAAAGGGCGCAGCACTGATCGTGAAGATGGAAACAAAAAAGAGAATAGACGGGGCGGTCAGCCTGGTCATTCTATATGAAACATACAGAAGATTTCGGACAGAATACAGAAATCTGGTGGAGGGTTGACATGTCCTGGATAACAAAACTATTTCGAAAAGGACCGGCACAGACGCAGTTCGCGCCGGGGATGAACGGATTTCTTCCGCTTTTCAGTCAGTATGGCACTGATGTCTATGCTTCAGATGTTGTTCAACAGGCGATTCAGTGCATCGTGAACGAGCTGAAGAAGCTGAACCCGCTGCATATCCGGCAAAAGGGAAACGATCCTGTTCCGGTAAAGGGGAACATTCAGGACATCATTGACTGCCCGAATGAAGTGATGACCACTTCGGAACTGATCGAAAAGACGATGTGGCTTCTGATGCTGAACTATAACGCATTCATTATTCCGACATTCATTCGCTGGTATGATGAAGGCGAAGAGAGAAGACGATATGATGGACTGTATCCGATCAATCCGATTCAGGTTGATTTCATCGAAGACGCATCCGGCACACTGTATGTGAAGTTCTGGTTCCGGAACGGATCCACCACAACCTATCCGTACAGTGATGTGATTCATATCAAATATAACTATTCCATAAATGACTACATGGGCGGCGATATGATGGGCCAGCCGGACTATCGCGGACTACGTCAGACGCTGGATCTGAACAAGAAGCTTCTGGAAGGTGTGGCAAAGGCCATGAACGCCAGCTATGCCGTGAATGGCGTGGTGAAAATCAATTCACTTATGGATAAAGGGAAGATGGAAGCGGCAATCCGTGAACTGGAAGAACATCTTCGAAACGGTGAATCCGGGTTTCTTCCGGTGGATATGAAGTCAGAGTTCATCCCGATCCAAAAGTCCATCGCGCTTGTGGACAAGGACACGCTGGAATTTATCGATACGAAGATCCTTCGATTCTGGCGGGTTCCGCTGTGCATCTTGTCCGGTGATTATACACCGCAGCAGTATGAAGCATTTTATCAGGGATGTCTGGAATCGATCATCATCAGCTTCAGTCAGGCGATGACAAAGAAGATGTTTACGCGCCGCGAAATCGCTTTCGGCAACAAAATCAAACTGTATCCGAAGGAACTGATTTTCATGACGATGGATCAGACCATCGAAATGATCAAAGAACTGTCACCGACAGGCGCACTATTCGAAAATGAGAAACGGGCCGCACTTGGTATGCGTCCACTTCCGGAATTGGAAGGCAAAAGATACATGTCACTGAACTGGATCAATGCTGCCGATGCGTCACAGTACCAGGTCGGCAAGGAAAATGTGGAAGTAATAGACGAGGAAAAACAAAATGTCTGATGAACTGGCCTTCAGCCGCAATGTCGAAATATTAGAAAACATACTGGGCGCAGAACACGTTCTTCCGGAGCCGGAAGAGCCGGTGGAAACCATCCTTCATGCGATTCTGAACAAAGAAACCTATGAAGGCGAACCGAACAGCCGGATTGAATACATCCTGATTGCCATCTGCAACGGAACGGAATGTGACATCACGGTTCCCAGATGTGAGAATGAAGCAATTCTTCTGAACGTGTTGAACAAGTCGATCTATGAAGGACCGGTGACGGACAACACGATCCCGAAGCTTCTGGTCCTGTGGTCGAAACAGGAAGCCGATCCGGAACGATTCAAGTTCCCGTTCGCAATTCCGAAAGACGGGACGGAAATGTCTGTGGAGGAATAAGCCGTGGAAGAAATAAAGAAACCACTTCCGGATCCGCGCCAGCTGTCATGGTGGAGCTGTCCAGAGTGCGGAAAGAACCTTTTCATGATAAAACCCGATGCGGTGATCTACGGGATGCAGATCAAGTGCCGGGGATGTCGAAAACTAATAGATGTGAGCCTTTGAGCCTATGAGATTCGCAAGAATGCGATGATCATGGGCTTTTATTTTTAGGAGGTCAAAACAATGGCAAAGGAACTGGAAAGAAGGTTTTACACCTTCGAACCGAAATCAGAGAAACGCGAAAACGGAAGCGCACAGATCAGCGGAAGGCCGATCGTGTACAACAGCCCGACAGACATCGGTGGGTATTTCCGTGAAATTATCATGCCAGGTGCGCTGGATGGTGCAGATCTGAAGGATGTCCCGCTGCTGGTAAATCACAATGACAGGATGATCCCGGTGGCACGGTCCCGGAGGAACAACGGAAACAGCACCATGCAGCTGAATGTGGACAACGAAGGAATGACTTTCGATGCTTCCCTGGATGTCATGAGGAACACCACGGCAGCGGAACTGTTTTCCGCCATCGACAGGGGTGACATCAGCGGAATGTCATTTGCTTTCCGGATCGATGATGAACGCTGGGAAGGGCTGGAAACAAACTATCCGACCAGATATATCAACAAGTTTTCCGTTATTCGGGAAATCAGCGCGGTGACGTTTCCCGCGTATGACGCAACAGAGATCAATGCACGATGCAAGGATGCGCTGGACAGCGCACGGGCCGATCTGGAAAGATCCCGCCAGCAGAGTGTGAAGGAAGTGGACACTTCCGAAATAGAGTTACTAAAGGCCAAAGCATTATTCAAATCCAAAATCTAAAAAAGGAGAACAAAACAATGAGAAAGAAGATTCTTGAAAAGAAGTTGGCAAGACTTCAGGCGAAGAAGACCGATCTTGTGGCACGTTGCCAGGCATCAGCTGATGTGAACGAAGTTCGCAGTCTGACCGCACAGATGGAAGATGTGAATGCAGAGATCGAGGAAACACAGGAAGAGCTGGACGCAATCGCAGAAGAGGAAGCAAGATCCAACAATCCCGCTGCCGCAGATTATTTCAGCACACCGGCACCGGCAAACGCTGTTCCTGTGAACGGTCAGGTTCGTGCATCCGCACAGATGCAGACTGCTGAAACCAGACATGGACTGGATTCCATGGAATATCGTCAGGCATTCATGGCATACGTTCAGAAGGGAACACAGATCCCGGCAGAGTTCCGCCAGGATACCACATCCACAGAGCAGACCGGCGCAGCTATTCCTGTGACCATCATGAACGATGTGATCAACACCGTTCGCAAGAGATACGGCAACCTTTACAACAAGGTTCGCAAGATTTCTGTTAAGGGCGGCGTGAAGTATCCCATCGGCGCACTGACAGCGACCTTCAAGTGGATCAGTGAAAGCACTGTTTCCCCTCGTCAGAAGCTGGACAAGCTTGGATCCGTTTCTTTCGAGTACAACACAGCTGAAATCCGTGTCAGCCAGACTTTCCTGTCTGACATCCTGACACTTTCCAGCTTCGAAACCAGAATGGCAGAGGTCATCGCTATTGCATACCTTCAGGCAATGGATCAGGGCATCGTGAACGGTTCCGGTAATGGCTGCATGACCGGTATCCTTAATGATCCGCGTGTAACCAACACGGTAACCATGACAGCCGCTGACATCAATGACTGGAAGAAGTGGAGAAAGAATTTCTTCGCAAAGCTTCCGCTTGGATACAGATCCGGAGAATTCATCTTCCCTGTGGGCACTGTTGACGCATATCTGGAAACCATGTCCGATGCAAACGGCAATCCGATCTTCCGTCAGGCAACTGGTCTGGAAGTGAACGATGGCGATTCCAGAAACCCGAATGGTCGTTTCTTCGGTCGCGAAATCAGCCTGGTTGAACCGGATGTCATCGCAGATTTCGATGATGCTTCTGCTGGTGATGTGATCGGTATCTTCTGGCAGCCGAACGAGTATGCCATCAATGAGAACTTCGGCTTCACCATGCGCCGCTACTTCGATGAAGAGCTGAACGAGTGGGTGGACAAGGCCCTGGTTGTTGTAGATGGTAAGGTTCTGAACCCGACTGGTTTCTACAAGATCATCAAGGGTTAGTCAGGGGGTGGCCGTATGAAGACAACAACTGTTCAGGCACTTCGCGCAGTATATGTCGCACTGGGAGGCACAGGAACTGACATTCCTGACAATATGGAGATTCCCGCAGCCATCACAAAGATTGCCGAAAAGATTGCTGCTTCCGGAGGACAGCTGCCCGCAGTTACAACTTCCGACAATGGAAAGGTGCTGAAGGTGGCATCTGGCAAGTGGGCAGTCGGAACCGATGAGATCCAGGCATAGAAAAACATAGGAGGACAAAGAAATGTTGAATGCAAAGGAAATCGTTCCTGTTCAGAAGACTGATCTTCTGACACTTTATGGCACCGTTCTGAAGATTGCCAACATCAGCGCAGAAGCACTGACCGGCGAAAACGGTGTGTACCAGGTAAAGACAAACAGCAAGGTTTACATCGCAGATGCACCGGTCAAGTCCCTTGACATTGACGCTACTGCATCCAGCGTTACTGCAACCACTGTTTACTTTGTAGCAGCTTATGACTTCGCTGGTGTAACGAAGGATGGCACTGCTGTCACTTCCACAGCTGTCGTTCCGGATGCAAGCACACTGTGCAAGGCAGTTCTGGATTCCGGCACTGTAACCGTCAGCAAGGTTGGATTTTAATTCCGGAGGTGTAACCGATGAAGGTCAGAATCGAAAAGACTTTCACTGACAAATACACCGGAGAAAAGCGGGAAGCCGGAAGCATCGTTGACTTTGAAGATGAAAGAGCAGCGGAGCTTCTGGCGGATCCGCGCCAGGTTGTTTCGGAAGTGAAAGAAAAAGGTCAGGAACCGAAGAAACCGGAAGAGAAGCCGAAGGCAGCATCGAAGAAGAAAGCAGCGAAGAAATAGGAGGTCGTGGCGATGGTAACGCTGGAAATGGTAAAAAATGCGCTGGGCATCGTTGGAGATTATCAGGATGACACACTTCAGGTCTATTTCGATGAAGTGATTGATTTTCTGAAGGATTCCGGGGTGGCAGAAGCGAACATCACGGCGGGACTGGTAGCCAGGGGCGTGTCTGATCTGTGGGACTACGGTTCCGGAACGGGCAAGCTATCCGCATATTTCATTCAAAGAGCCACACAGCTTGCATACAGGAGGTGATCCGGATGGCGAAAGCTTACAGGGTATCATCCCCATTTGATGTCGCAATGAAACTGCTGATTCCGGTTGAAACGAAGGTTATGAGTACAACGAAGAAGACATTTCCGGATCCAGAGGATGTGGAAAAGGTATTCTTTGGATCCTTCCGAACCTACGGCGGCACGGAGAACTTCAGCAATAACATCTACACCGTTTTTGACACGGCGGTCATTGACACATACTGGAACCCGGAAATCACGGCAGACTGCCGGATTTACATCTGTGAAACCGGGGAAATCTTCGATGTGATCAGCCGTCCGGAGAATATCGGGATGCGCCATCAATACATGCAGTTCAGGGCACAAAAAGTCGGAGGTAAGGCGTAATGGCAAAGCGGAAAAGTCACATTTCAATCGATTTCAGTCAGTTCACGGATTATGCTGCACAGCTTGAAAAGCTGAATGCAGATCTGAAAAAGATCTTCAGCGATGCGATGGAACAGGCAGCGGAAACAATAGAAAACGACACCGTGAACGCTATGAAAGCGTCATATCTTCCGGCACACGGAAAATATCAATCGAAAGAACGGTGGACAGAACAGTCCATCATTCACGATGCAAAGGTCAAGTGGGACGGGCCGATGGGTGAAATCGGTCTGGGCTTCGATAAGACGAAGCGCGGGGCCGGTGGCTTCCTGATCACAGGAACACCGAAGATGCGGCCTGACCGGGAACTGGCAAGGATCTATTCGCAGAAGAAGTATGAATCAGAGATCCTGAAGGACATCCGGGAACACTTGCAAGAAGAAATCAATGAAAGGTTAGGGAACTGACATGGCAGACGCGCTGGTCACAACAATCAAATCGCTGATCACACTTCTGGAATCCTTCAAAGTTCCGGTCTATCGGCAAGGATCGATGGAGCAAGAAGCAACCTATCCGGACACTTTCATCACATGGTGGAACAATCAGACACCGGATCATGCCCATTATGACAACACCGATTATGGATCAGAACTGGATTTCAATGTGTATGTGTACAGTGCAGATCCAGAACGGACTTACACCTTACTTTCAGAGATTCGCACGGAACTGAAGAAGAACGGATGGATTCCAACATCCCATGGATTCGATGCAGCATCAGATGAACCCACACATACTGGGCGCGGAATCGAAGCATTCTATCTGTTAGTTCCCACGGCTTCGGAACCAGAACCGGAGCCACAACCAGAACCGGATCCTGAATCGGAACCGGATGAAGATGATCAAATTATAGGAGGATAACAAAAATGGCTGAAATTTTTGAGTATCGCGGCGTGAGCGATCTTGTCTATGCCGAAGTCACTTGTGATGACAACAGCACAGCAACCGGCCACGGTTATGTCACCGGCCCTGTGAAGAAGCTGGCTGGCGTTGCTACTTTGAGCAAGGCCGCAAATAGCAACAGTGAAGTTCATTATTACGACAACCTTCCGGCCATTGTCGTGGAAGGGTTGTCAGCGGATACAGTGACTATCAGCTGTTCCGCACTGCCGCTGGATGTAAAGGCTGACATTCTTGGTCAGACTTATGATGAAGCAACCGGAACCCTGATTGAAGCAGAGCCGATCATCAAGTATTTTGCAATCGGCTATAAGACACAGACAACTAATGGTCAGGAAATGTATTGCTGGAGATTTAAGGGCACCTTTCAGCAGAGTGGTGACGAAACCCATCAGACAAAATCTGACGGAACCGATGCAAATGGTGAGGAACTTACATTCACCGGCATCAGCACCGTTCACAAGTTTACGAAGACCGGAAAGCCGGCTATGGCTAACACTACAAACACTGCACTGGATCTGATTGCTAATAAGGATCAGTTCTTCGACAGCGTTCAGACACCTGATACCATCGTGGCAAAGACACAGACCCCGTCTGTATCTGTTGTTCCTTCCAGAGCAGAAGTCACAGCTGGTGAGGATGTAACCCTTCAGGCAATCGTTGTTCCGGCTGGAACAGCTGTTTCCTGGTCTTCCAGCGCAAGCACCAATGCAACAGTCGCAAACGGCGTGGTTCATGGTGAAGCTGCCGGATCCGCAACAATTACCGCTTCCATCACTGTTGATGGTAACACTTACGCAGACACCTGTGCTGTCACCGTCAATGCCATCGAAGCGTAATCACTCACACTTCACACGGGCATCACGGGGAGAACTGCCACTTCCCGTGATGTTTCCGAAAGAAATCATAATACGAAAGAGAGGACAAAAGCCGTGGAGCTTAAGATCACAGTTTATGACGATAATGACAACGTAATGAAGGAATGCACAGCACAGACCGTGGATGTCAAATTCGGTCAGGTGGCTGCCATTATGGAACTGCTGGATGTGGAATCTGTGGAAGATTCCGTCCAGATGATGCGGATGATCAAGAAGGCATGGAAGCAGCTGGTTCGGATCCTGTCGAAGATCTTTCCGGACATGGAAGATGATGACTGGAACAATGTCAGTCTGAAGGAGTTGCTGCCGGTTCTGATCCTGATCTTAAGGGATTCATTCAAAGAAATGATGGCCATTCCGAAATCAAAAAACGAGTAGTGGGTTCCGAAGGGATTCCGGAAGAACCCATTCACGAAACGCTATTTCAGATTGAATATAACATCTGCAAAGAATTCCCGGCGATGTCACCGATCCAGGTGGATGAAATGACTTTCCACGATGTGATTCGGTTATATTCGAAGATCAGAAGACTTCAGATCCGGGAAGAAGATGTCAAAGATATTTTAACAAACCCGAACCGGAAGATCATGGTTCCCGCCGGTGATAAGTGGTTTTAAGAGGTGACAAGATGCCGAATTCAGATTCTACAACAAAATTCCGGGCCGATATATCGCAGCTGAAGTCAGCCATGCAACAGGCACAGCGGGAAGTGAAGATGGCGAACGCACAGTTCAAAACATTCGCTTCCGGACTGGATAACTGGTCGAAATCTGCTGACGGTCTGTCTGCAAAGGTGGAACAGCTGACGAAGGTCCAGGGCGCACAGAAGAAGCAGCTGAAGCTTCTGGAAGACGAACTGAAGCTGACCGTTCAGGAATACGGTGAGAATTCCGAAGCGGCTGAAAAACTTCGGCTTCGGATCGAAGGCCAGAAGGCAGCCATCAACAAAACTGAAAAAGACATCCGGAACTATTCGAAGGAACTGGAAGAGTGCGGCAAGGAAACCGATGATCTGGGGGATGAATCAAAGCAGACAGAAAAGGAAGTCAAGAATCTGTCTGATGGATTCACCACAGCGAAAGGTGTCCTGGCTGATCTGATTGCTTCCGGAATAAAGGCTGCCATTCAGGGGTTCAAGAATCTGGCATCGGCAGCGAAAGAAGCCTACGATGAATTTGATAAGGGCGCGGATGCGGTCATCAAGGCCACAGGAGCCACAGGAGAAGCCGCAAAGGAACTGGAAGAATCCTATAATAACGTGGCCCACAATGTAGTCGGTGACATGGGCGACATCGGTTCTGCCCTTGGAGAAGTGAACACGCGGTTCGGCTTCACAGGACAGGAACTGGAAGACGCAACCGAAAGTTTCCTGAAGTTCGCTGACATTACCGGAACAGACGCGACTGAAGCAGTCCGTCTGGTATCCAGAGCCATCGAAAATGGCGGCATGGATGCCAAAGAATACACGAAGATCCTGGATGTCCTGGCAAAAGCCGGACAGACAACCGGCGTGAACGTGTCTTCCCTGACTGAACAGGTCACGAAGAACGGTGCAGCACTTCGACAGTTGGGATTTTCCACTGAAGAATCAGTGGCAATGCTGGCAAAATTCGAAAAAGAAGGCGTGAACACGGACACGGTGCTGGCCGGACTAAAAAAAGCAGTCGCAAACTGGGGAAAAGAAGGGAAAAACGCGAAGGAAGAGTTCGCAAAAGTCCTGGATGAAATCGCAAAGACCGAAGATGTTGCCGCTGCCAGTGAAAAAGCCATCGAAGCTTTCGGCACGAAGGCCGGTCCGGAGCTGGTGGAAGACATTCAGGCCGGAAAACTGGAATATCAGGACTTTTTGAAGGTCCTTAATGATTCCACAGGCACTGTCACGGATACATATGAAGCCACACAGGACGGTTTCGATAAAATTACACTGGCGATCCAGGGCGGCAAGGCTGATCTTGGAAAGTTCGTTTCGGATCTGGCCACTGAATACCAGGATGACATTGTCAATTTCATAAACAAGGTAAAGGATGGAATCAAAAAGGTCATCACATGGGTTGTGAAAAACGGGGATGTGATCATTGAAACGATCAAGTCCATCGGAAAGATCATCGCAGTCGTTTTCGCAGTCAAAACCTTCAGCAAATGGGCTTCCGGTATCAATACGGCCATTTCTGCTGTGAAAGGCTTCGCAGCGGCCATGAAGGGCGTGGAAACAGCATCGAACCTGGCATCATCTGCAACCGGAATCTTCGCGAATCTGGTTTCACCGGGCGGTGCCATCGTCCTGGGCATCGCAGCAGTCACGGCTGTGACTGTTGCCCTGATCAATGCCTTCAAAGATGAAAAGAAGGAAATTGATGTTTTGACCGAAGCGCAGCACAAGTCCGTGGAGGAATCCCACGCGATGAAAGCGGCCTATGACGAAATGGAAGCTTCCCGGAAGACATCGATGGCCGCCGTAGACAACGAATTCAGCCACTACCAGTCTTTGATTCAGGAAATGGACAGTCTGGTGGGGGCAAATGGCCAGGTGAAAGCCGGTTATGAAGACCGCGTTCAGTTCATCATGACCACCTTGAATGAAGCCTTGGGCATGGAAATGACCATGCAAGACGGAATCATTCAGAATTATGCGAAAGAACGTCAGGAAATCAATTCGCTGATCGAAACGAAGAAGGCAGAATTGATCCTGAAGGCGAATGAAGAAGCCTATGCCCAGGCAATCCAGAAGAAGACAGAAGCTGCCACAACCTATGCGAACGCACAGGAAACATTCAATGATGTGATGAAACGGGCCGAAGAATACGCGGTCAAGGTGAATGAAGCGAACCTGGAATATGCCAGGATCCTTCAGGAAGATGGAATCGAAGCTGCACAAGATTATATGTACACGCAACAGGAAGTCTTCGACACCTATTCACAGCTGCAACAGGAAGTCACGAACACCAGGGCGGCATTGAAGGACGCAACCGAAGCATATCAGGGATACAATCAGACGATCCAGAACTATGAAGGATTGTCCGCTGCCATCATTTCCGGAGATTCACAGAAGATTTCGGATGCCATGCTGAAGACGGAAAACAGCTTCAAAACGGCGAACAATACCACAGCCGATGCGCTGAAACGGCAGCGGGATCAGTTCCAGTCAAACTACGAATCACTGAAAAAGGCCGTGGAAAGCGGTGACAAGACAGTGACACAGCAGATGGTCAACGATGCGAAGAAGCTGGCAGATCAGGCACAGGCCGAATATTTGAAGAGTGGTCAGCAGACGGTGGCCGGATATGCGAAGGGCCTGAAAGACAATTCCGTCTATGCGGAAACAGCAGCGAAGAATCTGGGATATGACAGCCTGGAAGAGTTCAACAAGGCGATGGGCATCGAAAGCCCGTCAAAACAGACTTATGCTTCCGGCGAATACTTCGCACAGGGATTCATCAATGGTATGGATAGCAAGTCCAGCGCAATATACAACAAAGCCATGGCACTTGCAAAGAAAGCCATCCAGGGCTTGAAAGACGGACAGAAGGAAGGTTCCCCGTCCAAAATCACCACACAATCCGGTAAATACTTCACCGAAGGCTTCATGCGTGGTATTTCGTCCATGACAAGACCGTTGGTGGATGTGGTGAAGGAACTGGTAAAAGAAGCCATCGGCGAACTGGACAGCCGCCAGATGATACAGGAAGCAAAAGCATCCGCAAAGCAGCTGTTCGGATCTGCCGGATCTGCACTGTCCTTCGGTGACATTTCCGGAGCAAAGGCCGGAGTGGTAAGCACCGGAACGGCAGCGGCAATGGCAGCTGGAACAGCGGGATCCGGATCACGGATCACCAACAACACATACAATCTGGTGCAGAACAACACCAGTCCGAAGGCATTGACAGCACTGGAAACGTACCAGGCGCGAAGACAACAGGTCGCAATGATTAAGGCCATGATGTAGGGAGGGATTCCATGTATAGTTTGACAGTAGAAAACGTAAAGGGCGAACAGCTGAATCTGACACAGAATCCCGATTATGTAATCACCAACATCGATGGCCTTCATCCGCCTGATGCCATCATCAACATGATGGAACGTGCTGGCCATGACGGGGCACTGTTCAATTCTGCAAAAGTGGACTATCGACAGATCATCTTGAACATCGCCATAAACAGTGATGCGTGTGAAAATCGAAACCATTTGTATCGATTTTTCCAGACAGCGCGTCCTGTGCGCCTGATCTATAACAACGATCTTCGTGGCGTATATATTGACGGATATGTCCAGAATGCGCCGATAGGATTCTTTGAGCCGAAGCAGAACATTCAAATCACCATCATCTGTCCGGATCCATTCTGGCATTCCACAGTGAATGTCGAAGGGATGACAGACGGGATGGAATCCCTGTTCGAATTCCCATTCAGTATTCCCGAAGGTGGCATTCCATTTTCGGAGTATTACGGAGGAAATGCAGCGCACATCTGGAATCCCGGAACTGTGGAATCAGGAATCATCATGGAGATCAGAGCCACAGGAGCTGCAACGAATCCACGAATCTATCATCAGAACACAGACACATACTTCCGGGTGAATACAACACTTCAGTCCGGGGATGTGCTAACCATCGACACAAGACCGGACCACAAGAAGATCCAGCGCGTCAGATCCGGAGCCACAGCAAACCTGATTGCATCGCGGGATCTGGGATCCACATGGCTTGTGATGGATCCGGGCGAAAATGTATATACACTGTCAGCTGCTTCAGGTGTCGGGAATCTGACTTGCCAGATCAGCAGCGTGACCAACATCGAAGGGGTGTGATGTATGCAGATCTATGTTATCAATCCATATCAGACATCAGAACCACACTTTCCGATCATTGGCATGGTGGGTGACTATCATTCCTTGATCTGGACAACACAGTTGTATGGACTGGGTGAATTCGAAATGGTCATTCCAGCTACATCAGGAAACATTTCACTGCTGAAGGAAGGTAGATTCCTGGTCAGAGAATCCGACATTCAAATTGTGGACAGTGTGACGCACTATAACAATGCAATGATCATTCGGACGGTGGCAACGTCATATGATCCGGATATTGGATATATTCTGACGGTATCCGGGAGAAGCACGAAGGACATCCTGTCCCAGCGGATCATCTGGGAGCCGATAGATCTGGACACCACACTTGACAATGCCATGCCATACATTATCCGGATGAATGCTTCAGATCCGGTCAATTACCTATCGGGGTTCTTAAGAGTGGCGCAGCAACACCTTTATGGAGAAGAAGCAGCGGAACAGGCAGCACAAAATACATATGACGATTCTGTGACTGCTTATAACGATTCTGTGACTGCTTATGAAGAAGCCGTGGAAGAATATGGCGAAGATTCACCGGAAGCAAAAGATGCAAAAGCATTCATGGAGCATAACAAAGCTTATATGGAAGAATGCAAAGTGGCACTGGATGAAGCCAAAGAATCCGTGAAGGCGGCACAAAAAGTGGTCGATTATTACACATGGTCATCTGGTGTGGCATCAAAAAGGCAGATTCCATATTTTAGTGATCAATCCACACCGATGCAATATGCACCGGAAATCACTGTTCATCTTCGTGGTGAAAATCTTGGTGACTGGTGTAGTACCATTGCAGAAGAATATGGGTTCGGATGGAAAATCCAGCTGACAGAAAACAATCTGTTCTTCCAGTTTGTCACAGGAACAGACCGACATTCCACAGTGGAATTTTCACCAGAGCTGGACAACTTGAAGAATGCTGTCTATGCACGAGATCTGATCAATTATCGGAATTCTGGTCTGTCAGTCGGATCCGGAGAACTTTTTGATCAGGTATGCGTTGACATCGGAGCATCGGAAGGTGCTGCCAGATATGAAGAGTTCATCAGCACTGGACTGTCACAGGATGAAGAAACCACGGACACACAGTACCGGAAGCAGATCAAACAAGCCGGATCCAGTGAAATCACGAAGCTGAAGAAACGCGCCAGCATCAGCGGTGAGGTTGACACAGATGGAATATACAAGATCAATGAAGATTTCTTCCTGGGTGACATTGTAACAGTTAAAACCGATCAGGAAATCACAGCCACCACGCGCCTGATCGAAATTATAGAAGCGGACGAAACAGATGGTAAACATACCATCGGCACTTTTGCAGAATGGGAGGTATAACAAAATGGCGGTGACTTATGGTTTTTTCAATTCAGTGAACGGTGATCGGAAGTATAACGCGGAACAGATGTCCGAATACTTCCGGGGAATCATCAATGAAGGTGTGTATCAGCATCTGGACGGTGGTCTGGCTGTCACTGCCGGAACCGGTCTGGATGTCAATGTAGCAGCGGGACGCGCCATCATCCAGAACAGATGGATCCAGAACAGTGCTGCAATGTCCCTGACGATAGCAGCTGCATCGGAAACCTATGCCCGGAAGGATGCAGTGGTGATCCGGCTGAACTGGTCTTCCAGGGCGATTTCCATCGCAGTGAAGACAGGAACACCGGCAGCTTCGCCTGTGGCACCTTCCATGACCAGGAACAGCACAACCTATGAAATGGCCCTGGCCTACGTCAATGTTGCAGCAAATGCGACATCTGTCACTGTTACGGACAAAAGATCCGATAGCACAGTTTGTGGATGGGTGACGGTTGCACAGTCCACCAGCGGGGAAGTGGACGCGATGCTGAACGACATGAAAACAGGATTTGATGGGGTAGAGTATCCGAGTCCGGCGGCGATGGTACAGGGGTGTGATGAGTTGCTCGATACAAAAACAGACACATTGTTTGCAAAATCTTTCGGAGACGCTAATGTCTATGTGTTGTCTAAAAATCAGACATATTATGCGGTTAATATCCCTTCGGGAACTACAATTCGTATAACATCTGCTGATTGTGGATTTTTTGCTAGAAGTAATGAGGTTCGGCTTTTCAATTCCAGTAAGCAAAAAGTCGCTGGCGTTTCCATAAGTTCATCATTAAGATTTAAGGAATATATAACAACAGAACAAATATCATACATAGATTTTTTCTATGATACCGTTCCGATTATTGTTACTTTTGGAAAAATCAATTCTTTACAAAGTCAAAATACTGAAATTGTCCCCGTATCAAGTAATCAAATAGGGTTTGCAAAAGACGGAACTTCATGGATTATTAGTATTCCAAAAAGTTTAGCAGCGATTACGCCAGACACTAACGAGGTGTTCAAATTTGTAAATCAATCCGCAGCATCAACAATCACAGTTGCTTCTGGCGAACTGTTGTATTTCCGTCTTGACAACAAAACATTTTATTCTGCACTGGCTGAGAATATTGATCTGTCACATCCATTGACGGTTTTATTGTACAATAGTTATGGGACTATTCGAGGAAAATGGATCAAGTATTATGATGTTGCTTACGAAAACAAAACCATTGGGGCAAAATCGCGGATCATATTCCCTGTTTCAAGTTTACAGTTGAATTTCAAGAGAAATTTAGATAACAGCTTTTCAGTTGAAGTACCAAACTCCATCGGAATTGTAAACGCGGTTGAAAATACATATGTAACGAAGAATTTTGCCGGAGTTTATACATTACCTTATAACAACTATCTTGTATATAATGCAAGCACGGATTCTATTCAGATTATTCGCGATGTCGATCTGACAGAAAATGCAGACATTACGGTGCTTCTGTTTAATTCTTATGGAAGGCTTCATGGTCAGTGGGCGATGTATGCAAATACTTGTGATTTTGCATATAAATCTGGAAATGTGAAGATTTTAGCGCATCAGGGATCGTCATTAACAAGAACGGATGGTCTTGGTCATTCGTTAAAATCACAGTTTATAGCTGCATGGAACGCTGGCTTTGAATGCGGAGAGTGTGATATAAAGTTTAGCAGTGATAATGTTCCCGTGTGCTGTCATGATGATAGTTTTGTCGATACAGATTCACAGAACACTATCACGATAGCAGAGCATACATTTTCCGAGTTGGAAACATATGGATATTATGGCGAAAAAATAGCAAGTCTTGATGAAATCATTAGAACTTGCAAGGAATTGGGAATGGATATACAGCTTGATCAGTTATCACCATATTTCACAGAAACACAATGGAATAAGATTTTTGAAATAGTAAAAAAATATAGAATGTTCGATCATGTCATTTTTACAGTAAATTCTTCAACCGTTGATATTGTTCAGGCATTCTATGAAAACGCAAGACTTATGCTTCTGGCAACAAGCACAACGGAGTTCGAAACATCTATAACACTTGCAAATAGTCTTGTTACAAACAATAATGAAGTCATTGTCGCTTTTACTTATTCCATTGTAAGCACAGACGATCTTCCAGACTATCAAGAAGATGCTGATCCGCGTGTAAAGTTCGGAGCATGGATAATTGACTTCCCGAATCTTGCTTTACAGTATTTACCGTATGTCGATTATATCACTTCGAATAAAACGACAAACAAAGAAATCTCTATATTATTTAAGGCATAAAGTTGCTACCCCATAAAACCGTTATTTTATGTGGTCACATCAGGATCCATGTCCTGTTGATGATACCCCCGGGCGGTCCCGTTGTTTATCTTATGATAGGCAGCGGGGCCGTTTTCTTATGTTCGTTTGACTAAAAAGGTCAAACCGAAGTCAAACCATAGTCAAAGTTTAGTCAATCCGTAGTCAATGGATCAGGATCCCGTGGGGCAGATCTGGGGCAGAAATTCTTCAGATTGACTTTTGACCATGATTTTTGATGACGGACGAAAACGTACGAAAACCCACTATTTTCGGACGGTTTCGGACTGTTTCGGACTTCATCGGACTTTTCTTCCCTTCGGGCATAAAATTGTACTAAGATAAATACATTCCCACAAAACAAAGGCGAAGCGGGACTTCGTGGGGCAAATGTGGGGCAAATTAAAAGACCGGCCACGGCGATTCCATGACCGGTCAATATTAAATTATGGATGCAGTCAAGACAGATTCCCGCTGCAAGACTATTATATCACAGGATCCGGATGGATGCCATCTTTTCTTCGTCCTTCTGCTTCTGTTTTTCTGTCACATGGTAGTAAACCTTCTTTGTGGTCTGTGTTCCGTCATGACCCAGTCTTCGTGCGATGGCTTCCAGGGACATTCCCTGTTCTGCCAGCAGTGCCACATGGGTGTGCCGGAGCATATGCGGATGGATGTGTGATGGCAGCGCGTAATTGTAGAGCCGTTCAGAGTAGAAGCCGCCGCGCCGGGAGTAGAACAGGGTGGAAGGCCGCAGTCCATAGGCCATCATGTCCAGGTTCCGCCATTTCAGATATTCGGTGATCAGTTCCCGAAGTTCCGGCTGGATGAAAATCTGCCGGATGGAAGTCTTCGTCTTCGGCACTGACACATTGCAGTTCATTTCATCATAGGCTTTGTTGATGCTGATGTACTTGTCCCCGATGTCTTCAGGAAGAAGTGCTGTGGCTTCCCCGATCCGAAGACCGGTCAGAGCCAGGAACCGTGTCATGTAGTAGGCCATCTGATCCATGCCATTCAGCTGATCCAGCAGTTCACGCAGCCGATCCGGTTCCAGGTAAAGTTCTTCCGGATCTTTTTCTTTGCGATCATCCTTCAGCTTCTGGATTCTATCACCGACATCCGTCTGGGTGTATTCCATGAAGTAAAGCCATTTTGAAAAAGTCTTGAACATCCCGATGGTCTGATTCATGGTGTGGGGCTTTACATCCGACAGGGAGAATGCCCGCATGATCATTCCGTGGGACAGAGCTGACAGCCGTGTTTCCGGTCCCAGGATGGCAACGGCTCGGTTCAGGATGGTCTTCTGTGCCTTCTTTGTGGATTCCCGGCACTGTTTAATCTTGAAATATTCATCGACTGCCTGTTGCAGCTGCATTTCTGTTACCGGCTGTGACATGATCCGAATCTTTTCATCCAGAGCTTCGCGGGCCTTCCGGATGGCCTGTGGCGTGTCACGTTCAAGCGGGACAGAAACGCGGTGAATCTGTCCATTGACTTCCACGCGATCCACCAGGCGAAATCCGTTCTTCAGCGATTCTTTCCACATCAGTCTTCACCTTCCTTCTTTTCTTCAGAATTACTTTTCACAAATCTTGCAAATTGAAGTATGCTATCCATTTGTTCTGGTGTCATTTTTAGTGTGATTTCATCAATGTCTTTTACAAATGCTTGATTTGGTTTGATGTCCAGTCTTATGCTTCCGTCTTCCATTTTCTGTAAATAATCATAAGCATAATCTGCCGGAGGAACATCAAACCCCATAAGCCACATAGGATTCACATGAAGGACTTTTGCAAGTTTGGCAGCCGTTTTATTCTTGGGTGCAAATGTACCATGTAAATATTGAGAAATGGAAGGTTCACTGACACCAGATTTATCTGAAAGCTGTTTTGCAGTTAGTTTATGAGCGTCCATAGCAAACTTAAGTCTTTTTGCAGTTTCTTCGTTTTTCATAAAATCACTTCCCTTCTGTGCTGTCGGTTTATCCTTATTCTAATTCGTACAAAAATAAAAATCAACAGAAAACTTTAAGAAACTTAATTTTTATGTTGACACTTTAACTTAAATATGTTAAAGTCCAGTTGTGGGACAACCACGGATTCAGAAAATCATGAAGGGAGGTGTTCAAGAATGGCTTATGGGAAGTTAAAAGGCCGTATAGTTGAGAAGTTCGGATCACAGTCCAGATTTGCAGAAGCACTTGGAACCACTGAAAATACAGTGTCCAGGAAGATGCAAAGCAAGGTGGAATTCAGCAAGGAAGACATGATCAAGTGGTCGAAGTTGCTGGAAATTTCACAGACTGATATTCCGGACTATTTTTTTTGCTCTGACGATTAAAGTTATTTAAGTGAAAGTGGGTGATCAGATGTACGTCACGGCGAAAATGCTGGCAGCAGAATGTCATGTAAGTGAAAAGACCATACTTCAGCACGCAAATCAGATGGAGCGCGAAGGAATCAAAGTCAAGTCACGCATAGGCCGTCCAACACAGATCAACAGGGAACTGTTCATGCGCTGGGCATTTCCAGGATGGAGGGATGAAGGACATGAGAGTTGAAGGAAGCGAAAGACGCGAACGGATCTATGCAGTGGGATGTCTTCTGGCAGCGATCCTGTTATTCGGTACAGTCGGCGGTCTGGACTGTGACACGATCACCATTGAACAGGGCATCTGGCAGACCATCTGGTCTTTGATTCTTGAGTTGTGGTGTTGCAATGGGATCAGGCTGGAAGAAACACGCGCAGCCAGAAGTCCGCGGAGGTTGTAAGTGTGAGTGAAAACGATTTGATTGATGAAATTATCAACAGACAGAACCTGGAACGGGAAGTCTGGGAAGAAGCAGTGAAAGAAGTCAGAGCAGAAATGCTGGACAAGACGCATGATCCAGAAACAAGAAGACAAATCGCATGGATGATCGATGCGTTCAGCGATAAGTTACACGATAAATATATATCAAAGAAAGGGGTCTTAAAAATATGAAGATCAACATGGATGGTCGGTATCAGGTGATAGCAGTGAACATCAACAACGAAAGAATTGTGATGGCAGTTGCCCCGGATGAAAACAGGGCATATTCCGGTGATTATGTGGAATTGGATGACGGGAAATTCGGGACTGTAATCATTTCCGATGATTACACCAAAGGTTCAGAACTTCAGGATATTGAAAAGATTGCTGGCGGTCTTGCTATGGTGACAGGTATTTTCCGCAAGATGCGTTGTGACTGGGAGGTGTAGAAAATGGCAAATATTTATGAGCTGACAGCGGACATGATGAAGATCCTGTCCATGATGGATGATCCGGATCTGGACCAGCAGACATTGAAAGACACGATGGAAGGCATCGAAGGGGCATATGAAGATAAGTTTGATGGATATGCAGCGGTGATCCGGCAGATGACGGACTACATCAAGGCCCTGGACGAAGAGAAAAAGCGCATCGATGCCAGGAAGGAATCCTTCGAAAATAATGTCAAGAAGATGAAGAAGATCATGCTGGAATCCATGAATGCGACAGGGAAGACAAAGTTCAAGACCGCAAAGAACAGTTTTTGGACGCAGAAGAACAAGGCCAGTGTTGTGATCGATGCAAAGTCCGTCTGGGATATTCCTGAAGACTTCCGAAGATATAAAGATCCGGAACCTGACAAGACGAAGATCGGTGAAGCAATCGCAGCTGGACAGGACTTCACCGGCATCGCCCACATGGAACAGACCGAAAGCGTCCGGATCAAATAGGGAGGTGGTCAGATGGGAAAGTTTACCTGGCAGAAGTCCGGGAAGATTATCCGGCATGATGTGACGGTCATCTTCTATGAATGCGCCGATATTCCGTACACCATCGAAAGCAGAAGAAAACAGATCCCGCACGCGAACGGTTATCCGGGGACATGGGAACACACTTCGTATTTCGTGGTAAAGGATGGCAAGGACATCAAAGAGTTCCAGACACTGAAGGATGCGAAGGACTATGTCGAAGATTTATAGGAAGGATGGATGCATATGAATAGACCGATAACACCGGACATTGCAAAAGCTGTTGAGTTGTTGAAGCCGATCTGTGATGAAATCGGCATTCCGATCAAAGCTGATGGCAGTGTGATGACGATTGAGGGACAGAAAATTGGTGTCAGCTGCAATTCTACCTATGCGACAGTGATGGAAGGCATTGGAACGCTGTTTTTGTTGGAATATGTCAATCAGTTCCGGACACATGAAATCAGTGATGAAACAGAAGAAGCGATCAAGCGTTATTGGCTGAAAAAGAAGATTTCAGAAGGGAGTGAATCCGAATGAAGTTGAAGTTCAAAAGCGGGAAAATATCACGGGCACAGAGAACTGTCCTGTATGGCCCGGAGGGGATCGGGAAATCAACTCTTGCAGCGAAGTTCCCTGATCCGCTGTTCATCGACACAGAAGGCGGCACGGACTACATCGATGTGACCAGAGTGGATCCGCAGCCGAAGACATGGGAAGAATTGCTGGACATCCTGAAAGAGATTGTGGCGGATCCGTCCGTCTGCAAGACGCTGGTCATCGATACGATGGACTGGGCAGAACAGCTGATTTCGGAATATGTTCTTCGAACACGGGGAATGACATCCATTGAAGATGCCGGATACGGCAAAGGCTATACATACATCGGAGAAGAAGCAGCGAAGATGCTGGGAATCCTCACAGAGATAAAAGACGCGGGGATCCACGTTGTCATCACGGCCCATGCAAAGATGCGGAAATTTGAACAGCCTGACGAGGTCGGAGCATATGACCGATGGGAAATGAAACTGTCAAAACAGGTTGCACCGCTTGTCAAGGAATGGTGTGACCATTTGTTCTTCTGCAACTATCAGACGATAGTTGTCGAAATGGAGAACAAAACGAAGAAGGCACAGGGCGGAAAACGTGTGATCTACACATCGCACCGGCCGGTTTGGGATGCAAAAACCAGGGCTGATCTGCCGGAAGTGATGGACATGGACTACAAGAATATCGCAAAACTGTACGCTGACAATGTGCCAAAGAAGAAGAACCGCCGCGAAATCCTGGCGGATCTGATGAAACAGGATGAAATCACAGAAGATGAACTGGTGAAGCTGATCCACGACAAGAAGCTTGAACCGATCGACAGAACGAAACTGGCAGACATGCCGGATGACCGGATCGACTGGGCGATCAAGTGGTGGGATAGGCTGCCGGAGATCATAAGAAAATCATATAAGGAGGAACAGAACAATGAACAATAACAACGGCGAAATGGGATGGAATGATGCACTGGAAAATGATGGTGACGAGTTTGTCATACTTCCGGAAGGTGACTATGTCTTCAAGGTCGTAAGCTTTGAGCGCGGAAGATTCCAGGGAGGGGACAAGATCCCCGCATGCAACGAAGCTATTCTGACACTGGCTGTCGATTATAACGGCAGCACGGTCAACATCACAGATCGGCTGAAGCTGCACAAGTCGCTTGAATGGAAGCTGGCTGCATTCTTCCGGTCAATCGGCCAGAAGAAGCATGGCGAACGTTTGGTGATGGACTGGACAAAGGTTCCCGGAGCTGACGGACGCGCACATATCAAGCCGCGCAAGTATAAGGACAGCAACGGCGAAGAGAAGGAAGCGAACAATATCACGAAGTATCTGGACTATGACGCAGATAAGATGCCGGATCCGTTTGCCGCTGCCGCAGTGGATTCTGATGATTTGCCGTTCCCTGATGGAGAATAGGAGATCTGCAAATGTACGAATTAAGACCATACCAAAAGGAAGCAAGCGCGAAGATCTTCCAGGAATGGCTTCACGGAGTGAAACGGACGCTTCTGGTACTTCCGACAGGGTGCGGGAAGACAGTTGTGTTCTCGGATGTGGTCAAGCGGTCAACTTCTGACGGTAGCCGGGCATTGATCCTGGCACACCGTCAGGAGCTTCTGGACCAGGCGGCAGAAAAGCTGATGAATGCGTTCGGGATTCGTTCGGTGCTGGAGAAGGCAGAGCATTCCAGCCTGGGATCTTCGGAGCCGGTGACAGTCGGATCCATTCAGTCACTGGCACAGCCGAAGCGACTGGAACAGTTTCCACGGGACTACTTCAAGACCATCGTTGTCGATGAAGCGCACCACTGCCTGTCGGAATCCTACAAACGGGTGCTGGATCACTTTGATGCGAATGTTCTGGGAGTGACGGCCACACCGGACAGAGGGGATAAAAGGTCGCTTGGACAGTATTTCGAAACGGAAGCGTTCGAATATCCCATGCGATCAGCGATCCGGGACGGCTATCTTGTGCCGATCAAGGCACAGATGATCCCGCTTCAGCTGGACATCGAGAATGTGAAGATTTCGAACGGTGACTTTCAGGTCGGAGACATTGGGGAAGCCCTGGAACCGTACCTGGAGGAAATCGCAAAGGAAATGGCGCACTACTGCAAAGGCCGAAAAACGGTGGTCTTCCTTCCGCTGATCAGTACATCGCAGAAGTTCCGGCAGATGTTGGAAAATGTTGGATTCCGTGCAGCGGAAGTGAATGGGACATCGAAAGACAGGGAAGAGATTCTGGCGGACTTTGAATCAGGGAAATATGAAGTGCTGTGCAATTCCATGTTGCTGACGGAAGGATGGGACTGCCCGTCTGTGGACTGCATCGTTGTTCTTCGTCCGACAAAGGTCCGGGCACTATATCAGCAGATGGTCGGGCGCGGAATGCGACTGAATCTTGGCAAAGATCACCTTCTTCTTCTGGACTTCCTGTGGATGACGGCACGGCATGATCTGTGCAAGCCTTCATCACTGGTTTGCAAGTCTGCCGAAGTGGCTGCACAGATGGATCAGAACCTTCAGGCAGACGATCAACCGCATGACATTCTGGAAGCAGAGGAACAGGCCGAAAAGGATGTCATCGCAGAACGCGAACGGTCACTGGCACGGCAGCTGGAAGAGCAGCGAAGGATGAAACGGAAGCTGGTGGATCCGCTGCAATATTCCATTTCCATCGGTGCGGAGGATCTGGCGGACTATGAACCGACATATGCCTGGGAAATGGAGCCGCCAACAGAAAAACAGCTGGCAGCACTGGAAAAGTGGGGTATATTTGCCCAGGATGTCCAGAACAAAGGATTCGCTTGCATGCTGATGGATAGGCTGGTCCAGCGGCGCGAAGAGGGCCTGGCCACACCGAAGCAGATCCGCTGCCTGGAAAGATACGGGTTCCGGAATGTCGGAAAGTGGCTGTTTGACACGGCACAGAAGATGATCGGAAGACTGGCAGCGAGAAACTGGGTGTTACCGTATGACTTCAATGCTGGGGCATATGTCCCGGATGAATTGATGGGAGGAAGCGCAAATGGATGATCATATCATATCAGCCTTGCATGCGATTCCGGTGGCAGAGCTGTCCCGACAGGATTGGATCCTGGTCGGGATGGCTCTTAAAGAAGAAGGCTATGATGTCAGCGTCTGGGATGAATGGTCACAGGATGATTCCAGGTACAAGGCCAGAGAGTGCGAGAAGCTGTGGAAGGGATTCAATGGCAGCGGCACAACCGGCGGAACGTTGATCCAGATGGCGAAGGACCGTGGCTGGAAAGGCTACATGAAATGGGAAAATGACGGGCTGATGAACTGGGATGATGTCATCGAGTATGACGGGGACGAATCTTCCGAAGAATGGTTTCCATCGGCAGATCTGGTCAAGTACCTGGAAACGATTTTCGAACCGGATGATCTGATCGGATATGTCATGCAGTCAATGTATGACGAAGATGAAAAGAAGTGGAAGCCGTCATCGGCCGGCAATTATGACCGCACCAGGGATGAACTGATCGAAGAGATACGGAAACATCCGAACGATCTTGGAGCTGTCTTCGGTGACTGGAAGCCTGAAGCGGGTGCATGGATCCGGATCAATCCACTGGACGGAAAAGGTGGCGGCAATAAAAATGTAGTTGCTTTCAGATATGTCCTGGTCGAATCAGACACGATGTCGCTGAAGGAACAGGAAGCATTCTATCGAAGGATGGAGCTTCCGATTGCGGCGATGGTGAATTCCGGCGGAAAGTCGATCCATGCCATCGTCCACATCGATGCCGAAAATGAAAAAGAATACCGGAAGCGAGTGAAGAAGCTGTTCGATTTTCTTGGCGAACACGAATTCGTGGTGGATCACAATAACTGCAATCCGGCCAGGTTATCCAGAATGCCAGGAATCACCAGAGGTGACAAACGGCAGTTTCTGATGGCAACGAACATCGGCCGGAAGTCGTGGGATGACTGGCTGGACTTCCTGGAAGGAGTGGAAAACCCGCTGCCGGAAGTTGTCAGCCTGTCAGAATTCGATGGGAATGTCCCTGATCCGCCGGAAGAGATCATCGCCGGAGTTCTCCGAAGAGGACACAAAGCCCTGATTTCAGGATCAAGCAAGTCCGGAAAGTCATTTCTGCTGATGGAACTGTGTGTGGCCTTCGCCACGGGCGGTGAATGGCTTGGAATCAAATGCAAAAAAGGAAAGATCCTATACATCAACCTGGAAATCGATGAACGCAGCTGTTTGAAGCGATTTGAAACAATAGCAAAAGCGAAGAAGAAGAAGTTGAAGGATCTGTCGCTGATCAAGATATGGAATCTTCGCGGATGTTCGATGCCGCTGGACAAACTGGTTCCGAAGTTGATCCGGAAGATGAAAGGTCAGGACTACATGGCATTCATCCTGGATCCGATCTACAAAGTCATCACAGGTGACGAAAACACGGCTTCAGAAATGGGCTTCTTCTGCAATCAGTTTGACACCATATGCAAGGAAACTGGAGCATCTGCAATTTACTGTCACCATCACAGCAAGGGCGCACAGGGATCAAAGAAGGCGATGGACCGGGCATCAGGTTCCGGAGTATTCGCCAGGGATCCTGACGCGTTGATGGATGTCATCCAGCTGGAACTGACACCTGAATATTCCTACATGATGGCAGACGGAAATGACACCGCATGGCGGCTGGAAACAAACCTTCGTGAATTCAAAAATATCAAACCGGTGAACTTCTGGTTCAGGTATCCGCTGCATGTAGTGGATGACACGGGAGAACTGGAAAAGCTGCATACTTCCGGAAGCCAGCTTGGCAACCTGGACAGGAGCAGCCGGAAATCAACACCGGAACAGCGGAAAGACAAACTTGATATGGCATTTGATGCCTGTCATATGACGGAAGCCGCGCCGAAGGTTCAGGAACTTGCGGAATACCTGGATGTTGCACCGAAAACCGTCAGGCGATATTTGACGGAATTCAAAGAATTTTACACCGTGGACAATGGTCTTGTTTTCAAGACTGAAAATGTCGAAAAAAACACGGGGACAGAATGACAGGGACATTGTTATTTTCCCTTGTCCAAACATGGACAAGGACAAGGGAGTTTTCCCCTTGTCCGTCCAGAGACAGACAAGGGGCTTATATATAGACATGTCTGTCCCTGTGTGTCCGTCCCGGGACAAGGGCTTCAGAGCCTTGCCCTTGGTCCCTGGAGAACAGACACATGGGGCGATCATATGTGATGAAAAAAGAGGTGAAACGAAGTGGAACTGAAGTTCTTCATGGTCATGGATCCGCCGACAGCAACAGCACAGGAACATCAGGTGAAGATCATCAAAGGCAAGCCGGTGTTCTATGAACCGGAGCCTGTGAAGATGGCAAAGATGGTCATCATGGACAACCTGATCGACTATCGTCCGGATCATCCGATCACTGGACCTGTGAAGCTGACAACGCTGTGGTGTTTCCCAAAGGGGCAGAAACACAAAGACAAAGAATGGCGGGTGACAAAGCCGGACACAGACAACCTTCAGAAGATGCTGAAGGATTGCATGACGAAGATGCGATTCTGGAAAGATGATGCACAGGTTGTACATGAGGAAGTCGGGAAGGTGTGGTCAGATTATCCGGCCGGGATCCTGATCAGAATCGAAACGCTTGGGAGGTTTATGGAATGAGTGAGTTTGACAAGGGCGGAAAGGTGTTCAGCATGATGGGCGATTTCTATCAGCTGATGAAGAAGTATTTTTTCCTGGATCCGAAAAACTATGATCTGGATTCGTTTTGGGACGCGCTGATCGAAGACACGGAAAATTTCTGCCAGAAGCATGCAACGGCTACGGATAAGTTTGCAACAATGCTGGCAGCCATACTGATTGATCATGCGGAAGACCAGGAACGCGGACGGGGAACGCTGTGTGATGTCAGATTAAGTCATTCAGCATCGGCCGTCTTCCGGTTCTTCGAAAAGGAATTCGGGAAGCAGTGACAGGATTGGTGATAAATATGAGCAGATACACGCCGAAAGACGGATGTCGCACCATCTGGATGAAGGTGACGTCCGATGAACTGGAACTGCCGGTGGCGGTGGCTGATACGGCTGAACAGCTGGCGCAGATGTGCGGAACAACTGTAGGAAGCATTTATTCAAGCGTCAGCAAGGCGAAGCACGGCAGAGAAACTACGTCATACCGGAAGGTTAGGGTGAAATTATAACAAGTATGTGAGGTGAACAGATGGCAAAGAAAAAGAAAAGCCTGGCAAAGCATCTTCGGAAGAAGCGGAAACAGAAGATGATTGGGATGGGGACGAACGTCCCAGATCTTCCAACAATTCCGCCGATGCCACTGATTCCACAGGTGATGACGGATCAGATTGTGGAGAAGCTGAAACAAATGGATCCGGAACAGCTGAAGGAAGTGCAGAAGAAGATGTGGGGTATGAATGGAAGTGATGATTATGAATGAACAGATGGACATATTCAGTTTCATTGAGAAACCACAAAAAGACACCACATGGAGAGCATCGAAGCCGTCAGAGGTTGTTCGGGAAGATGAAACGGATCCCGGCTATCTTGGATACTGTTCGGAAGACTACGCAAAGAAGATCGCGGGACGGCAGCTGAACTTCAGCGAACTGGAATTCATGATCGGTCAGCGGATCCTGTGGCAATCAAGATCATGGCTGCATGGTAAGGACGGAACAGTTGAATCGAATCGATACATGATTCTGAAGGTTGCAAGCTACGATTTCGAACACGATGAAATCTATGACCACGACAGGGATCAGTACATCGGCACGGCTGCCGGATGCCTGGTCCAGCAAAAAGCCGGACATCCGGCACTGTTCTTCTGGCTGAATGAACTGCTGGTCTACGGTGGTAAGAACGCAGAGGATGTCGGCTATAAAAAACGCGAATTCATTTACAAAATTAAAGAAAATCTTTAGGAGGTCGAAGCAAATGGGTGAAACAAGATATATCAACGAAGATTATGCAGAAATAGCAAATGATCTGATCAATGAAGAACCGGCACTTTCGCAGCTGAAGGACGTTGACTTCACAATCGTGTATCTGGGAAGCGATGCCACACCAACATCGAATGGCAGGATCATCCACGGGAAGTGCGAAAAGGTACCGGACAAGTTCAAGTGGGGACTTCCGGCGGATGTGACGATCACGATCTATGACGGGAATGTGGAGGACTTCACGGCGGAGCAGCTTCGGATCCTGATCTTCCACGAACTTCTGCATGTAGGTGTGGATGAAGATGGCTCACCGTGCATCAATCCGCATGATACAGAGGATTTCGCCGTGATCCTGGACAGATTCGGGGCGCACTGGTCGGAGGTGTAGAACATGATTGATATGAAGATTGACAAAGGTCACGTTGATATAAACATGGACGGTGAGGCCCACACGTTAGCATCAGAAGCTACTGTTGCATTTCATGCGCTGATGGATGCGGTCAAAACCTTCGGTGAAGACTATGAAAATAAATTCAAATATCTGGTCTGTCAGATCATGACCGGTGAACTGGAATTGAATCCGGATGCGGAGGTGTAAGGATGCAGAAAGAGTTTGTGGCACTGAAGCCGTGTCCACGGTGCGGACTGCCGGTTCGTCTGTGGCATATTGAAGGATGCAGTCGGGAAATTGCCCTGGCAATCCGGCATCCATACGGCGGAAAGCCTACATGGTACATCAAATGTGCGTGTGGGATGGAAATGTCCGAAACTGTGCGGATCGGAACGAAGAAGGAACAGGACAGAATCAAAAATAAGCTGATAAAGGAGTGGAACAGATGATCGGGTGTAAGTATTGCCGGATGGAAGACAACGGAGACTTTGGAGCAGATCTTCAGCCGTTGGCCGTAATCAATGCAGGATGGAAACCGGAAACAAAAGAGGTTAAAGCCGTAACGATTGACGGCTACAAAAACGCATTCATAGCAACGCAGCTGATGGAAATCACGGTCATGCGGGACGCGCTGAACATTTGCTTCAATGGCGAATTTGAGTTTGAACGAATCATTAAGTATTGCCCTATGTGCGGAAGGGAGCTGAAGAAGAATGGCGATGGTTGAATGGCAAGCAGTTTATCTTTGCGATAGGCAAAAGTCATGTAAAAACAGTGCTTTTTGTTGCCAGGAATATTGTTCCCGCACATCTGATCCCGATCATGCAAAGAACGGTGCGATCAAGACACCACAGGAAGCTGTCGGACGGTTTGATGAAGTTGTGAATGACGGAAAGATTTTTTATTTCGAACGGGAGGATCCAACAGATGGAACTTGACCAGTTTCTTCGGAAATACAACAAATGTCCGTTCTGCCGGTCTTATGCGATACAAGGCAATCTGTGTTATGGCTGCAAATGGCGGTTCGGGCATGGTCAATATGCGATACAAGGCAATCTGTGTTATGGCTGCAAATGGCGGTTCGGGCATGGTCAATATGCGAAAGAAACAGACTTTGATCTGTTTGATCCGAAGGAAAGCTGGCGGGAACTGATGAATAGGGAGGTGGACGGATGATTGATATGATAAGCCGTGAAGAATTTGAACGGAGAATAAAACCATATGATACTGATGATCCGATGGATAAAGCATTATATAACTTTGCACACAACAAAATGATTGATTGCCAATCTGTTGAACTGGGAAAGTTTATTGAAAAAGTATTTGAAACCTTGAGGGAAATGGATGATGCAGTAGATGTGATCTGCAACCTTGATGTGGATGCCGTACTTGACCGAATGGAGGTGTACAGATGAAGAAAGCAATAACATTTTGGATTGAAGACGATGCAGAAGCGGTTGCGCTGTGCGGTTCTTTGGCGATAAAGCGCACCGAAAACATGGGGAAGAATTATGGCGCGGACGGTTTGCAGATGTTTAATTTTTCGCCAGAGAGTTTGAAGCCGGAATTTTTCTGCCCGATCAACGGCAAAATGAAGGAAGTCCGTGATGGGAAGGTGGTGGAAGAATGAAAAAGGATCTTGTGATTCCGATGGAAGAAGAATGTGTGGACTGTCCGAAGCTGGAATTGGAAACACTGAAATATGGGATGCAATCAATTCATAGATGTATTCATGTAGATTTTTGTAAATCCATAGTGCGACATTTTATAACTTGTGGATGGCGGAAGGAAGGTAAGGTGATTCTGAATGAATGCCAGGCAGAAGGCGAAGCAGCTGAAGAAGGAAAATGAACGGTTGAAAAAGTTATTGGATCCCCATACAGATTCATGGCTGATAACTAAAAATCATAAATATACGATTCGTCCGGAGATCTTGAAAACGAAATACCTGATGGAACCGTTCATGACGGAAGAAATGATGAAAAATAAAATAGAAAGTTCTTTCGGTAGATGTCTGATGGAAACTGGGTTCATTGATATAAAACGGCAGTTTAATGAAATTATGAATCAGACAGAAGTGGTTGCTTCACTGATTGCATGTCGTTGGCCGTTTTGAATGGGGGTGGAAGAATGACTGAAGAAGAGATCAGAAAAATGAATCAGGAAAATCATGCAGCGCAGATGGAATCCCTTGGGTATCATGCCGATGGCGCACCGATGAATGCTGCAAGACGCGCCATGGGGCTTCCGGAACTACCAGACAAGAACCTTCAGATCGAAGCCCCAAAGATCGAACATGAACTGGAAATGATCCGGAAAGAGCTGCAAAAGATCAATGTAATCCTGAAAAGGGGGCTGAAGATATGAATGATCCTGTGGCACATCCGGCGCACTATTGCACCGGGAAATATGAGTGCATCGAAGTGATGACCGAAGTTTTTGGTGTGGAAGCTGTCCAGGTGTTCTGCCGGTTGAATGCTTTCAAGTATTTGTTCCGTTCGGATCGGAAGAACGGGGTGGAAGACATCAAAAAGGCGAACTGGTATCTGACCAGATTTCTGATGTTGGAGGAATTGAAGAATGAAAAAAATACCGACACTGTTTGAAAGAGTATATGAAAATCACAAGATCGTGGGGATTCTGCCGAAGGTTACAGAAGGTATGGAATGGGTTCTGTCCGGTGAAGGAATCGCCACAGTGAAGTGGGATGGATCCTGTTGTGCAATCATCGATGGTGAACTGTACAAGCGATATGATGCAAAGAAGGGGAAAAAGCCGCCAGAAGGTGCGATTCCGTGTTGTGATCCGGATCCGGTGACAGGTCACTGGCCGCACTGGGTAAAATGTGACAGAAACAATCCTTCTGACAGATGGTTCTTTGCAGCATATGAGTATTCAATGCAGGTGAGCTTTGATGGACTTCTTTCAGATGCGACATATGAAGCAGTTGGCGAACATTTCAACGGAAATCCGTACAACCTGAAAGGTGATCGGTTGATCAGGCACGGAATAACACGGGGCAATGTTGAAAGATCATTTGAAGGAATTAAGCATTATCTTGAAACCCACAAACACGAAGGGATTGTCTTCTGGAGGAACGGACAGCCACAATGCAAGATCAAACGAACAGACTTCGGGTTTCCGTGGCCGCCGATTAAGGAGGGATAAAGATGCCTAATAGTTTAAGGACCAAACTTTCAAAATTGCGATATGAAGGCAATATCACTGATGCGGAGTATAAAGAACTGATCGATAAGCTGGACGGACACGATAAGGTCCTTCTGGATGATCATGATCAGGAGCTGATCCGGAAGTTCCGGGAGCTTCAGCAGAAAGCCCTGGCGAAAGGCTACACACAAAGCGGTGGTTATTGTCGCGGTGTGACGGACTGCCTTCGGATCATGGTGAATGAATATGAAGTCCCGGAATCGCCAGGTGACTTCGAAACGCGGGGGTGCTGTTCATGAGAAAGTATATACACACTATATTTTGCATCTGTTCCGTCCTGTTTTTGGCATCCTGTGGGCGCGTCAGAGAGCCACAGAGCCACGAAAACACCGAAGTGGTAGAAATAGCCACAGAGGGTGAAAAAGTGGCTGAAATCGTCACAGAGCGCGTTTCCGAAGCCACAGAAGCCGTTTCAGAGATTGTGACAACGGAAAAAACTGACATTTTAAGTCCCGAAAATGACGAAAAGTCTGCAAATAGTGACATTAAAACGGGTAAAATCGTCTTTTCATCGGAACGGAAGGTCACGGATCGTGTTGCTATAACCACGGAAGAAACAATCGGCGAAATCGATGCTGACGGGTATGGATGGGTTCAGCTGCAATATTCGGCGGAATATCACATCCGGGATGACCATCTGACACGGTCAAATGGCAGCATTGATGTCTTCGGTCATCACGAAACCTGGTATTCCACGAATGAAGGCTGTGGCCAGACAACAGCGGTTCCGATACCAGGGAAACATGTGGCCGATGATGGCACGATCCGGGACGAAGATGGATATATCTGTGTGGCCAGCAGTGATCTGAAGATGTATTCCATCGTGATGACATCTGTCGGTCCTGGCAAGGTTTACGATACCGGATGCAGCCACGGGACCATAGATGTGTACACAAATTGGTAAAAATGACGGTACAAGGACGCTGTTTCCGGTGTGATCAGGCTGGATCCGCGTCAAGTTACCGGAAAGTTAAGGTCAAAATGCACAAAAGGAAGGTGAAATCATGAAAATGTTGTACTTTGAAATGGACGCTGAAGAAATGAGAGCGAATAGAACTGTTGTTGACAGCGTAATCGGCTCCATACGGGATTTGGCTGATTCGATTATAAATGTATATGGCAGAAGTCCGTCAGCGGATGAAGCCGGTCTTGTGCGATGCAATGAGGAGGAAGAAGAAAATGAATAGAATGACAGTATATGATCAGACACGGCTGTGTTTTAAGGTAACACCACATCAGGAGCCTGGACGGTCGGTGATTCAGGAACTGGGAATCTATGAAGACATCCATGAAGAAGAAATCAAGAAGGCCCGGAACATCACAGACATTCGGGATCTGTACTTCACAAAGGGCGCGAAGCTTGATCCGTACTGGGAAAATCTTGGGAAACCGAAGACGGAACGAAGCGGATGGATCCCTGTATCCGTGCTTGATAAGATAAGCGCAGAGATAGTACAGATGCCGACTATATCCTTAAATGCGAATGATATTTATAAGGCTGATGTATTAGCAATTATTAACAAGTACAAGGCAGAAAGCGAGGAAGTATGACACTTGATGAAGCTATCAAACATAGCGAAGAAGTAGCAGACAGTTATAATAATACGGTGCCGGATTGTGATTGTGCTAAAGAACATCGTCAGCTTGCAGAGTGGCTGAAAGAATTGAAACATTTAAGAAACCTTGTGGCATATTCAATAGATTTCCATTGTACCATTGAAAAAGCTGAAAAAAAACTGCGGGTTGCGGAAGATAAAATTGCATACATTGAGAGCTTGAATAAGGGGGAGGTGTGAACGAATGATTATTTATCAATGTGATCCAGAAAGGAATCCTGTTTGTTCAAAGACAAACTGTGGATGGCTGAAAAATGGAATGGCTGTGTGTTTTGAAACGAAGCATGAAGAACATGCTGCACTGGATGAACTGGGCGTTCCCATTGCCACAGATATTGTGAAGATCGAAGGGAGTGATCAGTGATGTGGTGGGTGTATTTGTTAGTTTTCTTTGGTGGGGCAATAGTCGGGGCGATGCTGATGGCTTTGATGGCTGCTTCCAGGGAAACGGAGCCACACGAAGTCCATGTTTACTGTGACGAGGACGGGAACATGCAGATCATGACATTCCCGATGGAAGACAAGATCATCTGGCACACTTCGCCAGAAGACATCGAAAAACGCATTGAACGATATGAAGGAACGATAAAAATGCTGAAGGACATGAATCTTCACGCATAAACGGGGGTGTAACAATGGACATCGAAGAGATCATCGAAAAATCAATAGAACGGACGATCAAAAGACTGATGTCTGACGGAGTGATCAAAACGGACCGAAAATCTGTGGCACAGAAGACCATCGATCTTCTGGAACGCTATGAGGAATTCAAACTGTCAGATCAACCATACACACGGAAGGTAGTGGCACAGATCGATTCTGCACTGAAGATGATCCAGCCGGATCCATACTATCAGATCATTCCGATGTATTACTTCGAACATTTGACCATCTTCGAAATATCCGGTCACTTCGATGTCAGCGAAAAGACGATTACAAGGAACAGGAAGCGTCTGATTCGACAGCTTTCAGAGGTCCTGTTTTCTGACGATGTTATCACGGACATCCTGTCCTGATTATATTTGCGACTGGGGCATCCGTCACATCTGTGGCGGATGTCCTTTTTTGTGCGGTTTTTACGTCCTGTGTGGTTCCTTGTGAGTTGTCTGACAATTTTGTAAAATGTTTATGTAAAAGTGTACAATATCAAGTTTTGCGGAGGTGATGGCATGAATAAGAAATGGTGGAAAGCAGCCGGGATCAGAGCGATCAAAACCATCTGCCAGACTGCTGTGTCGATGCTGACAGTGGGACAGGCTGTTTTGGATGTGAACTGGCTGAATGTCCTGTCGGTTTCAGCTGTTGCTGGTGTCATTTCCCTTCTGACATCCATTGCCGGACTTCCGGAAGTGGAGGATGAATAGATGGACTGGTCAACAGTTATTGTCGGGGTGCTTTCACTACTTGGCACGATGGCCGGATCATTCGGTGGCATGAAACTGATGTCATATCGAATAGAACAGCTGGAACGTAAGGTGGATAAGCACAACAATTTTGCAGAACGGATTCCGGTTATCGAAGAAAAGCTGGCTGTGGCGAATCACAGAATCGATGATCTGGAACATAAGGTGGGATGAATATGTCACCGGATATGGACTATCTGGACAAGCTTCGACTGGCGCGGGTGTTTATAATCACGCAGAAGGACCAGGCAAAGGATCAGTTCGATCAGGACTGTTGGGCAGTATTGCTTCACCTGGTGGAACACACGATCAGCGAAATTGAGTTTCACCGGCTGTTTTAGGAGGTGCGGACATGGATGCAAAACGTGTAATCGAATATGCGCTTTCCCAGATCGGAACAGCCGAAGATCCGCTGGGAAGTAATAAACAGAAGTATGGTGCGATGCTGGATCAAATGCCATGGTATTTGAGAAAGAACAGCAGCGGGAAAATATATGTTCATCATGTGAACGGATTTGATTGGTGTACTTCTCTGGTGGATGCCAGTTTTATCAGTACCTATACACTTCCAGAAGCACGGAAGATGCTTTTCCGTCCCGAAATGAATGATTATGGATCCGTGGTTAAGTACGCATTCAATTACTTCAAAGCAGCGGGCAGAGGATACAAGAAAGAAGACTACAATCCGAAGCCGGGTGATGTGATCTACTTCCAGAACAGCGAAGGTCTGTCGCACACAGGAATCGTTGTGGCTGTGGATTCCACTACTGTCACCACTGTGGAAGGGAATTCCGGAAAGAATAACTGGTATGTAACAAAGCATACATACAAGAAGACGGATTCCTATATTTACGGATACGGACATCCAGATTATGACGAACCGGAACCGGATCCGAAGGAGCTGGACGGATTCGAAGTCGGCAAGACTTATGAAGTGATCTGCAATGATCCGCTGATGATCCGCAAGGGACCGGCGCAGTCATATGACAAAGTCGGGGAGCTGAAGAAGGGTGACAGGATCGTCTGTCTGCATCTTCGTCATGACGGCAGCGGGAACACATGGCTGGATCACGAAAAGGGATGGTCATGTGGTCTGTATCAGGGGCAGCGGTATCTGGCAGAGGTTCAGCCGGTAAAGGATGGATGGGTGAAGTCCGGTGGCAAATGGTATTACTACAAGGACGGACGGATGCTGAAATCTGCCTGGATCATCGACAAAGGTGACAAATACTATCTGGGTGAGGATGGCGCAATGCTGACCGGATGGCAGACGATTGACCGCCTGGAATATTATTTCTACTCTGATGGTCACATGGCCTGTGATGAATGGCTTGGTGGCTACTTCATCAACATGGATGGCAACAAGGACGGGACAAAGGGCGCATGGAAATCTAACAGCAAAGGGAAGTGGTGGCAGACTTCAGACGGTCGCTATCCGAAGAACCGTTTCGTGCGTATCAGTAAAAAAGATTACCAGTTCGACAAGAACGGGTATCTGATCACTTAAGGGGATGATCTGATGGGTAAAGGCAGACCATCGAAATATGAAAGCCATGTTGAACCACATCTTGCAGAAATTGCAGATATGGCGGAACGCATGACAGAAGCCCAGATTGCTGAAGCTTTGGGTGTTTCATACCGGGCATTTTGCGATATGAAGAAGAAATTTCCGCAATTATCTGCAAGTCTTAAAAAAGGACGGAAGACGGTGGTGGAGCGTGGACGATCTGCACTGATCATGAGTGCTGTCGGCTTCGAACATGACGAACGAAAGAAGATCATTGTCCGGGGAAAGGTTGTCCGGGAAGAAGTCACCACGAAGTATTATCCGCCGAACATGGCAGCCATCAATATGTTATTGAAGAACTACGATCCTGAGAATTGGGCGAATGATCCGCAGATGCTGAAGATCCGCCAGGAAGAACTGGAACTGCAAAGGAAGAAGCTGGAACAGGGGATGTGGGATTGATGTTCACACTGGATACATTCTATAAGTCATCGGACTGGCAGAAGCTTCTGGCCGTGTTGAAGCTGGAACGCGTGGATCCGGACGGTCAGCTGATCTGCTGGCACTGTGGGAAACCGATCACAAAGTCATACGATGCAATCGGACACCACACGATATTCCTGACGGAAGAGAACGTCAACGATGCCATGATTTCCCTGAATCCGGAGCTGATACAGTTTGTTCATCATCGGTGCCACAATTTGATACACAATAAGTTCGGATATAAGCGGAAGGAAATCTTCCTTGTCTATGGTCCGCCGCTTTCAGGGAAACATGAATGGGTGGCAGACAATCTGACAGACGGGGAACTGGTGATCAACATCGATGACATCTGGATGGCGTTGTCCGGTCTTCCACGATACCAGAAGCCAGGAAGATTGAATGCTATCGTCTTCCAGCTGCATCGGGATCTACTGGACGCGGCACGGATGCGACTGGGGAAGTGGAACACGGCATACATTGTCGGTGGTTATCCATTGATAAGCGAACGTGAAAGGTTGTGCCAGGAATTCGGCGCACGGGAAATTTTCCTGGACAGATCAAAGGATGAATGTCTGCTTCGGGCGAAGGAACTTGGACTGGATGAAACCTATTCTGGTTATATCGAAGAGTGGTTCCGAAGATACCGGCCCCCCGGTCCCGTCTGAATCGGGCGTGGGCACGAC